GGCAATGGAAACGCTTTTATTCTCTTGACTGGGGATTTGCGAAGCCGTTCAGCCTGGGTAAATGGGCGGTTAACGCTGAGGGACGCATGGTACGTTACGGGGAATGGTACGGCTGCGCAAAACATGAATCGAACACCGGCATCAGGATGGGCGCGGATGAGGCTTCGGCTATAGCATGGGGACACGCCATCGCCGAAGGCGTGACAGAATGCGTGGCTGACGGCGCCATGTGGAATAAAAACGATGACGGTCCGAGTACCGCGGAGAAATGGGAAGCTGCGGGGTTCAAGATGATAAGAGCGGATAAAGACCGCGTGAACGGGCTTATGCAGTTCCATCAGCAGATGATAACGACAGATGAAGAAGGCAAGCCGATGTTGTGTATATTCGATCATTGCGTAGATTTTATCAGGACAATTCCGGCATTAACGCCAGACCCGAATAACCCTGAGGATATCAACACGAAGCTGGAAGATCATATTTACGATGAAAGCCGCTACGCGATAATGAGCGAGTTTGCGAAGTTCCCGGGAAGGGCGCTTCGGAAGCAGAACGGGAGCTGGAACTTCTCGGCGCAGCGCGGCGCGAATTACGATCCGATGGAGTATTAAGATGAAAAGATTTAACGAAATTATTATAACAAGGCCCGATTATTCGGACACGCTGACCGTGAGGGTGTATAAAACAAATAAAAAGATGATGAACGGCTGCGCGAGAACGTGCAAGCGCTGCGGGTACAATATGCCCGCGGGCGAATATATAGGGGCGTGGATTGACATGCCCGACGCGAAATGCAGGCGTACAAAATTAACCGCAAGACCCGTAATGTACGGCGTTATGCTGCTTAACGAAGAAAACATGAAAACCGACGTTATTGCGCACGAATGTCTTCACGCGGCTTTCTCTCACAACAAATATATAAACAGCTACAGCGGAAATTACAGCGACGAGGAACATGAAGAGGATTTAGTTCGATATTTTCAATGGCTTTTAGACCAGGTGTTATTAAAATTAAAGAAAGCCGGCTATAAAGTTAAATAAAACATTTTCTAAAAAACCACTTGACGGTTAAATGGAAATGCGATATAAATAATTTAAGTAATAATATCGGCTGCCAGAAAACTGGGTGTTGATAGATACTAACCTAATTCCTCAGTACACAGCATATTGTGTTGTTTGTATTGGGACTGGAGTGTCTATATGCGCCCTGAAAACGAGAAAGAAAGAGTAGCCGATCTCAAAAAACGATTTGAACGTCTTAAAGAAGAGCGTGACAAGCGCCTTCCCGACTGGAAAGATGTTCAACAGTACATCGCTCCTTCCGTCCTTAACTGGGACAATCCCCAAGACAAAATACCTAAACGGCCTAAAGGACGTTTTACTACCCGCCCTACACAATATGCGAGAACTCTGCGCACGGGTCTTGTAGGCTATTCTATTTCACCTAATATCGTATGGCAGAAATTAACGTTCGAAGATCAGCAGCACCTGGACAGGATCTACGGCGCTAAAGACTGGCTTGAGGAAGTGGAACGGATACTCTACGCGGAATTCTCAAGTTCCAACCTTTACAAGGCGAGTTCGCAGATGATCGGCGACGCGGTATTGTACGGACACGGCTTAATGCTTATCGACGAAGTGCCGGAAGAAAACAAACTGCGATTTACCGCGATAAAAATACAGGAAGCATTTCTTGATAACGATGCGTATGAAAGGACTGACACTGTTTTCCGCAGATACAGTATGTCTCTCAGGAACGCTGCTGAATTCTTTGGTAAAGAAAATTTAAGCGAAACTCAGAAAGCCGATCTTGAACGCAACGACAATTTTAATAAAGAAATAACAATTATCCACGCGGTGTACAAGCGCGATGAGTTTGATGACAATTCAGATGACGCAAAGAATATGCCGTACGCGTCTGTTTATCTCGATGAAAGCGAAGACAGAATCTTGTTAGAATCGGGGTACAGGGAATTTCCGTACGCGGTTTTTATCTGGGAGCCGGTGACAGGCACGCCGTACGGAGAATCTCCTTCGATACAGGCTATGGTCGATATCCAGCTATTAAATAAACATGAAAGATCTTTACTTAAAATGTCCCAATTGGCGGTGGAGCCTCCTTACAATGTGCCGGAAACAATGCGCGGTCAGGAGAATGTAGTACCAAACGGATTCAATTATTACAGCAAACCTAACGAGATTTTACAACCGATAAATACTGCAGTTAATTTTCCGCTTTCTTATGATATGTACAGGCATATCGAAGACAGGGTGAAGGACTGGTTTATTGTCGACTTATTCCTTGCCTTGCAGCAGAAACAGGGAAAAATGACGGCAACGGAAGTGGTAGAGATGCAGGGAGAGAAAGCTTCGATGCTTTCCGATCTTGTAATCAATTTAAATTCCGCACTCACGAAAACTATACAGCGCAGCTTCAATCTTAAATGCCGGCAGGGAATGATTCCGTCTCCGCCCAGGGAACTTGTAGGGATAGGCGCGAAAATGAAAATCGATTTTATGGGTCCGTTGGCGCAGGCTCAAAAGAAATACCACGAATCCGGGGGTATACAGCACAGCCTTAATATTATCGCCGCGGTCGCCAATATCGCAGGACCTACGGCGCTTGATGTTGTCGATTTCGACGCGACTCTTAAACGCGGGCTTGAGGGCGCAGGTTTTCCGCAGGAAGCGATCCGCGAAGACAAGGATATCGAAGAGCTGCGCAGGCAGCGTGCCGAGATGCAGCAGGAGCAGCAGCAGCAGGCTATGGCGATGGAAACGCAGAAACAGCTCATGGGGAACGCTAACAAATTAAACGAACCTGTACACCCGGGATCTACCTTAGCGGAGCTAAATAATCAAATGGCAGGAGGATTATCGTGAAATATATTTTTACAATCATGTTCATCATTTGGGCATTAATTTTTATGAGATTTATGGATTAGGAAGATTTTAATGAAAGATAAAATTAACAATTTCTGGAATAACAAGAAATTAACGGATGAAGAAAAGAACGAAAAATTAATTGAAACGTGCCAAAGGGTATTCAGTACCGATGACGGAAAGATTGTACTCGGTATGCTTTTAACCGATTTACGTCTGTTTAAATACTCAAGTACAGATACGGAAAGAGAAAGAATATTAAACGACTATGCCAAATTTTTTATTCGGGAGCGGCTGGGAATAAGCGAGACAAAGTCATTGACAGATTTTATCGCACAAACAGCGTTTGAAACCGCCGTTTCCGGAGGAGGTAAATAATGTTGCGGAACCTTATTGGGGGAATGCAAGTAATGCTGGCGCCGGACGGCGCCGGAAGCGGATCGACGGAGGGAGGGACACCGGCACCCTCTAACGCCGATTTACTCAATGATGCCTTCGGTGTTAATACCGACGGAGGCAACGCCACTGCCGGCGCTGACGACAAGAAGCCTGCGGACAAACCTAAAGAAGGGGACAAGAACGCGGGGAGAAATGATCCCGGAAGCGGAGATTTAAAACTGTCTCCATGGGCGGAACAGCTGCCCGCGGAATACAGAAACAATCCTGAAACGGCTGCGAAGTTTGCCAAGTTTGCAAAGGTCGGGGATATGGCGAAAGCCTGGCTCGAGCTTGAAGGTAAACCGGCAGGCGTCGTTATTCCAGGTAAAGACGCGTCCGCGGAAGCGGTAGCGGAATTCTGGGAAAAACTCGGCAGACCCAAATCGGCGGACGGTTACAGTTTTGCGAAAGACGCAGAAAACGAAGGCGGAACCTTCGCGGAAGCGGCGTTCGCGGCGAATCTGTCCGAAGCGCAGGCGGCAGCGATGCTCAAGAACCTGAACGCCATCGGGGCCGCCAAGCAGAAAGCGTATCAGGAAAGCATGAAGCAGCGCAACGCCGAGACGGCGGCCGCGCTTGCCAAAGAGTACGGCTCAAAATACAAGGAAAACATGGAACTCTTGAAACGGGGACTGGTTGCCGCGGGTCCGAATACCGCGAAACTTGTCACAGAGGCAGGGCTTATGTTCGAGCCGGAGATTATCAAAGTCTTTGTTGCTTACGGGAAGGCGACCGCAGAAAGCGGTTTCGCCCGGGGTGACGGAGCGGGAGCCCGCATGGAATCCATATTGGACGGAGGCTCCTTTGAATACAGAAATTAAGGAGTTAATTTAATGCCTACATTAAACATGACAGATCAAATGACGGCTCTTGAATTAGCAAGGCGCGCGAACGCGCCCGAGCCGTTCAAAATCATCGAACTGATGAAATTGAAAAACGAAATGCTAATCGATATCCCGGCTTGCGAATGTAACTCGGGGACAATTCACAAAACCACGCAGCGCACTATCGGGAAAGCCGGAGAGCATCGCATTTATAATCAGGGTGTCGGAACGTTCGCGACTCAAACCAAGCTGATTGAAGACCACACTACCATTCTTGACGCTTATTCAAGGGTTGACGAAAAAATGCTCCAGCATTCCGGTAACAGAAACGCGGCAAGGAATTCGGAAGCTGTCGGTATCATCAAAGGCATGGGGCTTACCCAGGCCGAAATGATTGTTAACGCGGACAAAACCAAAGCCTGCGAGTTTGACGGACTTAAGGTACGTCGGGCTAAAGTTGACAATAAGCTCGTTTTTTCCGCGGGCGGTACAGGGAGCGAACTGACAAGCATTTACATCATCGCTTCAGGTCCCGATTTGTTCCACTTCCTTTATCCGCAGGGCTCAAAGAGCGTCGGTGTGGAACGGCAGGATCTTGGCGTTATGCACGTACCTGAAAAAGACAAGCCGGAAAAAACACTGCCGATGGCGGTGGACTATTTCACGGCTCAGTACGGCATCTGCGTGCGCGACCCGACTGCTTTAATCCGCATCTGTAATATCCCGAAAAACATCACGGGCGACGCGCTTATCGATCTCATTATCGAAGCGAGCTACAAGATGGCGCAGGGAGCCACTACTTACTCCATGTACTCAAACGATTCGATTCTTATCAAACTCGACAAAGCCTCAAGCGGCAAAGCAAACGTAGTTCATACGCAGGAAGATCCCTGGGGCAAGCCGATCACCCATGTGCGCAACATCCGTTGCAGGCAGATGGATGTAATCCTCAACGACGAAAGCGTAGTTCCGGCTGCGTAAGGAAAGGAGAAAAAAGAATATGATTGGTTTTTCTTATGACAAATTAAACGACTTCGGTACCCTTTCCGCCGCAGGGGATTTTCCGAACACCATCAACATGGGCGAAGCATCAGCCGAGCGCATGACTGTCGACCTTAAGCAGCCTGAAGGCGCCGTCACAGGCGGACCCGTGACGCTTACTATCAAGGGCAGCGACAGCGAAAGCGGTACCTACGCGGCAATCGTGACAAGCGGTTCTGTAACTCTTGACATGATCAAAGAAGGCTACGGCCTGCCTGTTCCTAAAACCAAATACAAGTTCCTGAGGGTTGCGATCACGGGAACGTTTACCGGTAAGGTCCAGGCGATTATCAATACTTACCTGGGTAAGTAGGGGGAAATAAAAAAGAAAAATATTTTTCTTTTTTATCGAATTTATTGTTTGACTACCGGAAGTCTTTTATAAGGTGTACGGTAAATATTTTTAGGAGGGGTGATATGAAAAAGTTGTTTTTTCTATTACTGATGATCACCGTTCTGTTCTGTCCCTTGTGGGCACAGGAAACGGAAGGCGGAGGCGGTACTCAGGGAGTAATTCTTGAGACTGCAATGTTCGGAAACTGTACGGATAACTGTACAGTTAACCCGGATACGGTTTTGGCATTTGATGCCAATTTGATGACGAATGAAACTTATTCCGGAATGTTTAAAGAAGAAACGCTGACGGATAAGCCGTGTTTGGTTTCATTTGAAACAAATTACGTTTACGAGATGATTTTTGTCACATATACGGACAAAGCATTTACAGGAGGCCTACCCCTTCGGGGTGCTTGAAAATTGAAAGCAGGCTAACTTTCAAAAACCCTATGCGGCGCCGCATACAACTGCCGTCGGCAGCGCGGCGCCGCTTATATTCAAGCAAGGATAGTTATATGACGAGATATTCGGATTTGGCAAACTGTGTGGAAGTTGACGGTAAATATTATTGGTATGACGATAAAACAAATGTCATTTATTTAGTCGAAACGAAACTGACCCCGATTGAAATACCCGCGGACAAAATATATTTTATCAGGAAAGTTCTCGAAGGGAGTATTTAAAACCCATGAATATGAACCTTGATATCGTTAACCGCGCTTTATACGCTGCCGGACAGGACATGATAGAAGCGGACGATCTGAAAAAGATTGGCGATAATACGGACGAATCATCAGAGGAAAGCAAAAAGAAAAGCGCGGTTTACAAACTATGTAAATCGTACTACCTCGCTACTTTCCTTGAAGCGCTGTCTGAAGCTGAATGGTTAGGCGGAAGGAAACGCGCCGGGCTGATGCGTACAGGCAGACCCGTTTTAACAAACCGGAAGTACTCCTTCGCGTACGATATGCCCTACGACTGCGCAAAACCGATTGAACTTCAGGATAACGAATACTTTATTGTCGAGGACAGGCTGATACTGACAGACGTGCCTGACGCGGAGCTGCTGTACGTTTCCAACGGCAAGGTGTTAAAACCTATCGCGGCAGCCGTTATGAAACCCGGTATGATACCGGAGAGCGAATACTTCTCTGCAGGAAAGCCGGGCGACCTTCCCGATTATACGCTTCATCCGGGAAGACCCGCCGATTTGCCTCATGTAAAAAACGGTACGTGGCGGGTTAATCAGAAAGACACCGGTATACCGGATACGGAGCCGCCGCCTGAAATCCCTGACGACCCGAAACCGGTTACGGACTATCCGGATTATATCGAACTTAATTACGAGCCCAAGTTTTTCGAGTATATCGAGAAAAAACTCGCGTCGAAATTCGCGATGAAATTATCAGAGCAGCCGCAGCTGCGTAACCAATTGCTGCAGGAGGCGCTGCTTGTCAAACAGGAAGCCGTTGACGCCAGCAGGGCGTCAAGAGCCGCCAAGAGAAAGCCGACTGAGTTGTGGGAAGACGAGCTGGGATTGGGGTAAGGTATGTTAATAACAAATTTTTCGGCGGGGGAACTTTCTAAAAACTTATACGGAAGAACCGATATTCCCCAGTATTATAGCGGCGCTTCTAAACTTGAAAACTTCGACGTTATTCCTACAGGCGGGATAAAACGCCGAGGCGGAACAAAATTAGTAGAACAGCTTACAGAAGGCGAAGGCAGGATCATTCCCTTTATTGTAAACAGGGATTCGAGCTTTTTGCTTTACTTGACCCCGGAAAAAACGTCCGAAGAAACGGAGAAAATATTAGTGCCCGCGAAAATCACCGTGTTCAGATTAGAAAAAGACAAAGAAATAGAAAAAAAAGAATTTAATAGTAATGAAAATTTAAAACTCTATAAGAGTATAAACGAAATAAATGATGTTCAGTACGCACAAAACTTTGATACTATGGTTTTGGTTCACGAGAATTATCCGCCGCTTGAGGTTAAACTGGAAAATAACACGCTGAATATAAAAACATTTGCCGTCAGTTACGAAGTGTCCGTCAGTGAAAACGGCGGTATAATAAATACCGTTTTAGGTGATAACGACGACGTTTATTATAAAGACAAACTGTTAAAAAGCGAAGGTAATTACCCGAGGGCCGCCGTATTTTATAACGGCCGCTTAATATTCGCCGGAACCAGAAACAACCCCCAGCGGATCTTTGCCAGCACGTCGGGCGGTATCCATAATTTTTCCACATATAAAAAATTTTTGACGGAGGAAAGGGAATATATTACGGTGCATGCAAATATAATAGGGGGCGGAAAATTAGAATTAAAATCCCCTGACATACCAATTAAATTTGTAAAACCAATAAACGAATATTATGTGGATTCCATTCACTTTCCCAAAGGGGCGAGAATATCAAATTTAATCGGCCAGACGATAGAAATAAAACTTAACGAAGAAAGCGGGGGGGTAGATAGTAAAGAGACGGCCCCCCCCGTACTCGAAATAGAACCGGGATACGAAGGCCCTTTGTTTATAAGAAGCAGGATTGAAGGCGAAATAAAAGCAAAATTAGACTGTTACAATACGGCGGAAAAAAAACAAAATGTGGAGAGCGTTTCTTCCGTAAAAGGATGGTATGAGAACAGGGAAAAAGTCGGAAATTTAACAATAAGATTCGAAACTAAAAACGCCGGTTTTAATAACGATACGACTGTCCACAGATACGAGTACGAATATTATATTTGTTACGGCGTAAACAATATTCAAACCGTAATGAGGCAACGGTACGGGAAATCCGGCGGTTGGGAAAGCTGGATTTACTATATCGACGAATTTAAAATCGGTGGGGACAATCAAATTGTAAAGAAGTATAAAGATGACGAAGGCGGCTTAAAACAGCTTATAAAAAATTTTATAAATTTGCGGGTAAGAGTTTTACATGACGAATACGAGGACGGATACAAAGAATGGTCAGACGATCTCGTTAATACAAACGGTTTGTTCGATACTTACGATAACGGCTCTTTCCCGTTCCCGCTCCCGCAACCGACGTTGGATAAAATAGCGGATTACATGCACGGTAAAATATTCGAAACGATGGAATATCATTTTCATTCGGATTCGGAAATCAAAGAAGGCGTTTACAGTTATGAAAACATGCATTACGACATACCGGGGAATTATTATTACGATATTTTGCCGTTTTTAAAGGCGACGGAAAACGTGTACGTTTCATTCTACACAAAAAAAATAATTGAAGACCGTTACCCTACCCCAGACTGCGGATTTACTTTTGAAATAGCGTCGGACATGAACGACGCCATCCAATGGCTTGCCGTAAATAAAGGCCTCATTGTAGGGACTGAAACCGGCGAGTGGATAATACCGCCCGGAGTGCATGCTACAAACGTGCAGGCTACGTTAAACAGCCGTTACGGCAGTGACAAGATACAGGGGACTGCTATAGGCGATGCTACATGTTTCTTTCAAACGGGGAAAAAATCTCTTGTGGAGTACTATATTCCCCAGCAGGATAACAATTTCCGCGCTAACAATATGGCGATGCTTTCAGACGATATGCTGAGGGAATCCCCGGCCGTTGATTTTGATTACACGACTTCCCCGTATACAAAACTGATTATTACGCGCGAAGACGGACAGGCGGTTACGCTTCTCTATGAACGCGGTACAGGAACTTTCGCATGGAGCCGGCTTATTACAAACGGAAAGATTAAGAGCGTCGCGGTGATACCGGGTTCAGACGGGTACGACGAAATATACATGCTGGTTGAGCGTAATGAT